AATATCAAACCCGGCTATTTCATCTAAAATATCTTGCTCATCAATATCACCATTTAGCCATTCCATTATTTTTTTACCAGCCCATTCACCAGCCATATACCCTGCTAAACCTCCAATAAATCCTCCGAGTGGTCCTCCAACTAATGTTCCTAGTATACCAAATCCAATAGCACCTATATTTCTTCCTATTATTGCTCCCAGTTTTTCATTCCTATCTTGTTTGGTTAGTCTTCGATCATGATATACTTGATATGCGACTGCAGAATCTAAAGCGGCAAATAACAAACTAATTCCTGGAACTTTACTTATAACACCTCCTAATTTAGGAAATGCAGTTTTCCACCATGGTACTCGTACCACTGGATTTCTTCCAGCCATTATAGTATTTGCTTGAGTGGAGCCGACTTTATACCATTGGCCGGCTTTAGACTGAACCATATTTCCTCTTCGAATATAATTATTACCACTGCCTGAACCAGGTTGGCCTCCTCCTGTAATTGTTCCACCTGGAACTTTTGGAGGCATACCAGCCATTCTTCTTATTCCAGCCGTAGCATTAGTATAAGCATATCTTGCGGCCAAGGCTCCTGCACCGGCTGTAATAATTCCTCCTCCCAGATCATCCATGCCAACTTCTCCATCATCATCAAAAAAATTACTAAAAACATATGTTCCAGCAGCTATAGCTGCCGCTATACCTACAAATTTCCTACCAAGCGGGCCTCTCGCAAAAGCTGTGAAAGCTAAAAGCGATTTTGCGAATGCTCCTTTTGGCATCATTAATAGCCCCATTGATCCTAATAAAGTTGCAGTAGCTACAGCATTATCACTAAATTCACTTAAATCTCCTGCTGTTAATGATACTAATCCGTCTAAAGCATCACTAGTCCAAGAGGCTAATCCGGCTCCAATACCTGCAAAAGTTAAATCTAAATCTCCAAAAACTGAAAACATGTTTTCTATAGCAGGAGCAAGATCTTCATCCCATAATGTTTTAAGATTACCTCCTATTTCACTAATCTTTTCTAAATTTTCTGGAGTGGCCATAGCTCCTAAGGCTGCTCCTATAACTCCAAATCTAAGTCCAAAGAAAGAACCAAATGCACCACCAATAAGAGCTCGGTCTGCTGCCATTGCTAGTTCTTTAGATCCAGTTTCAGATTCAATCCAAGAAGCAATATCATCTCCTATTGCAATTGCTAGTCCACCTAATATTCCAGTTCTTAGATATTTGTTACCTAACAATTTGTTTGCAAAAAATCCACCTAGAGCTCCGCCTCCTAAGAGACCTCCTGGAGATATTCTTCCTAAAATGCCACTTCTGCTTTCAGTTTTATCCTTTACAGTTTCAGCCGGCTCGGCTGCTTTACCTTTTCTTGATTCTAACTCATCTTCAATAGACCTTTTATTTTGAAGTCTTTCTTGATTTGCCAAAAAGTCAATGGCACGACTAGTAGTTTCTGTGTTTTCTTCTACAGCCCTCAACACATCAGATTGACTTCTAAGAGTTCTATTAATATCAGATAAAGTTATATCAGCCATGTTGTTTTGCCTTCTCTTCTTGCTCTTTTAAAAACTGCTCTAGCAGTGTTAAATATATTTCCCTCTCCCATGGCATCATTCCTTCTATATCGCTTAAAGAATAATTAAAATTTTGCATCATTATAAAATTTGTCCTATAATAATTTTCCAAACTTTCATGAGAGAGGGCTATTAAAAAAAATCCTGTATTCCGTTTAAGTTAAGTGTATTTTCGTGTTCGCACTTTTCGCATTTCCATGTTACTGAATGTGATAAACTCGGCATATTAGTTACATATTTCGTTATCTCAGTAAGTTGATCATTATTTAAAGAGTTCATAAATCCATCAATTTCCTCAGTAGATTCTTCTTTTAAATCTATGTTTTCTTCCTTTGTTTGAACGCTTTCTAAGCACATTTTAATTGAAGTATATAATTGGTCTGTATTATTAAGATTTTCACTGAATAATATATCACTATGTTCCATCATGTCTATATAAGTCGGATATTTCATTTTAATTTTAATGTCATCATTAAGAGGTATAATATTATCCATAGGTTCAAATGACATATCAATCTCTGCAAGATTTATTTCTATTTCCTTTTCATGTTCACATTCTGTACATTTTCCAGATAGTTTACTTTTTTCTCCTACCGATTTTCCTCTTATTTGAGTAAAGATATAATCTATGTCAAATGTTGATAATTTAGAGGAATCTACATCTTGAATGCACGTATCAATTGACTGTAATATACTTGTTAGTATTTGTTTTGGATCTCTAGATTCTAATGCTATTAATAATCCTTTTTGTTCTTTAACTAAGAAAGGTCTATATTTCGCTTTCTTCTTTGTTGATGGTATGGTCAACTCATATATTGGTTGATCATTGTTTAAGCGTGGTAATGCCATAATTTATTTTTCTCCATTTTAAAAAATATCAAATAAAAGCCCTAATGGACTTGATACTGCCGCTTGTATAAAATTCTGAGAAGCATTTACGGAATGCCAATTAGTATAAGCTATTTGTACAGAAATCTGTATTAATCCGTCTTGTTCTCCACTCAAAGCAACATCGTTAATAGTTACAGGAAATGCTTCTCTCAATTCAACTGAATATACACTTCCTCCACCTAATTTAAGACTAAGTCTTAAAGGCCCCATTCTTTTACTAAAGCCCATTAAAGGTTTTCTTAATTGATGTATGATTATAGAACGAGCATAATCATTTTTATATTTCATTTCTCCGTCTTGATTAACACAAAGGTCTAACCAATTATCAAAATATTTTTTCATTCCATAATCGTTTAAAAGATAAAAACTTAGTGATACTTCACCAACTCCGTATCCATAAACATTTTTTTGATTTTCCATACCAATTCTACGATCGGTAGTTAGCATTTGTTTTCCTGGAAGACTAGCATTCGCACATAAAACATTAATCTCCCTAGTTGATGTTCCAGCAATTCCAGGCAATGTCACTAAATATTGATTAGAACGTGCCATACCCATATTGCTATTAACTAAAGCTTTAAGATCGTCTATTCCGTGTGTCATCCGGCCATTTTCCTTTTAGAATCCTGATAGACTGTAGCTGCGCTTGCTTTTCTCCAATCGGCTGTCGGCAAGAATGCTGCTATTTCCCATTCAGGTTTTTCGACTAAAGCAAATTTACTAACAACTTGTTTAGACAAATAATGATGGATAGCTGGTCTTATAAATTTCTCAGATATACCACCCTCTCCTAATAAAGCGTCTAATGCTTTAGCTCTTGCAGGAGGAGGAAGATAGTGTAAATTTAAACCCATAAAACCTCCTTTAGCTAAGCCATACATTATAACTAAAGGAAATGCATCATAATACGGTAATGTTTCTTTATGTTTAGCATTATAAATGAACATATACATATTGCCAAAAGGTGCAGTCTTAGGTCTATTTCTTAAAGTTAAAGCATCATCTTGCATTAATCGTCCGCGTTCAATACGCCCTAAATCTCTAACTTTATTTCTAAACCATTTAATAGACTCCTTAGTTCGTGGCGTTATTCCGGCACGAAAAGCTGCTAGTTCCATTTCCTTAAATATACTCATGCTGATATTTATATCTATTTTTTACGTTTTCGTTTGTATGGTTTCATTCGTTTTAAAGGTTTTAATTTACCTGGAACAGGCTTACTTAATAGTTTCATTTCTTGCAAAGTCTTTTCTGTCCATATTTCAAATTCCCATCCTCGATCTTTTGCATAACTTTTTGCAGCTTCCCATTTATTTACATTTTTAATATAAGTATAACTTTCACTTATATATTTTTTAGTTCTTTTTTGACCAGTCGGAGGAGAAGTTTGAACTTCTGGTTTTATTTCTACTAAAACTGTTTTATTATTAGAATAAGTAATTTTAACATCTACAAAATACCTATGATATTTTTTGTCTACATCATAAAAATAAGGAATTACAGTTTCTTCTGAAGCCCAATACTTTACTTCTGGATTAGTATCGCACCATCCAAATACAGACCTTTCCCATAGAGATCTATACACTACGTTAGTTATATCGCCCCTATACTTCTTAGGGTTCTTTACTTTATACCGTCCAGAATATGCCATAGTTTCATATAAATAAGAAAAAGTTATTCAATTACAGGATCTATTTATGTCATTTTTATCAGACTATCCTAAAGATTATATAGAAGAAAGATTTGGGGGAATAGTTAAAGCAAAAACTGCTTTAAGAGAATCCACTATGGGAGGTTACAAATATCCTATAGAAAACAGAGGAGCTTATCAATCTACTATAACATTTCAATCAATGACAACTAAAGATTATATTAATGACATTAAAATGATTTCAAAACCTTTAGATAACGTTGTTGATTCTTTAACTAATAGATTTTTAAATAGCAATGATAAATCTATTGATCGTATAGTAGAAAATAGAAAAAAGTCTAATGCAGTTGAAGAAAAAGCAGAAGAAGCTAGGACTAATTTAATAGATTTAGCTAAAGGAGTAGAATACTTTCCTAATCAAAATAAACCTAAAGTTACTTTATATTCTCCAATATCTTTAGTGTTTAATGATGCAGTAGGTTATAGTCCTGCAGATTTAGGAATCATAGGAGGTGGTGTAGAAGGTGGAATACAGTCAGGAGAAAGTCTTGCTGGAGCTATAGGACAAGGACTATCTAGAACTGGATCTACTATTTCGCAGTTTTTAGGCGCTTTTACAAGTGGAGATTATTTACAAACCGGGGCAGCGGTAGCTGCTTCTAGAATACCAGGAGCCGTGGGTAATGCTATTAGATTAACACTAAGAGTTACTGCTAATCCTAATACTAGAGCTGTATTTCAAAATGTTAATTTAAGAACCTTTAGCTTTACTTTTAAATTGATACCTAATAGTTTAGAAGAATCACAAGAAATAGAAAAAATAGTAAAACATTTTAGAAGAGAAATTTATCCAGAACTAACAGAACAAGGGTTAGGATATAAATTCCCAGATGCTTTTAGAATAAGTTTACACCATAAAAATAAACAAGTTAAAATGCCGAAAATTAATACTTGTTTTTTACAGTCAGTAAATCATAATTATAATCCTACAGCCGGCACTTTTCATAAAGATGGTTATCCTTCTGAAGTAGATTTAACTATGAACTTTATTGAAATGAGACCACTAAGTAAAGAAGATGTTGATAAAAATTATTAGGAATAAAAATGCAATATTTTAACCAATTTAATACTTTATTATATAAATTTGGAAATGAAAATGATACTGTTTTATTTCAAGATTTAACTTCATATGTCGAAGTAATAGATCAAATTAAGGATAATATTTCAGCTTATCAGTTTGAATATATATTAGATGGATGGAGGCCAGACCATATGTCTATAAAATTTTATGGTACTCCAAAATATCATTGGACTTTTTACATCTTAAACGATAAATTAAAATTTCAAGGCTGGCCTTTAACTAATAAGGAACTTACAGATTTGATAGCTAAAGAATTTCCTAATACTGTGATCACTACACGAGATGTACTAACTGGATTATTTAAAGTGGGGCAAACTATTACCGGTTCTGTATCTGGTACTTCTGGAAAAATAATTCATAGAAATACTAATTTTGGAACATTAACTATAGAAGGAACTAAGACTTTTAATTCTGATGAAGCTATTAACGCAACTGTAGATGGAGTAGATCAGGTTGTTACTTTAGTCGGAACTAGTGCAGAAAAAGATGCTGTACATCATTATGAAAATGCTTCAAAGGAATATGTAGATATAACTCCATCAGCAGAAGTTGGCGCAGGAATAACGCCAGTGACTAACTCCGAATACTATATTGCTCAAAATGATAATTTAAGAACTATTAAAATTATTAATCCAAATCTTATTGATCAAGTAGTAACCGCTTATAAACAGGGAATAGCGTCATAATATGGCTGTTGAAAATAAATACGCTGACCGCGACTTTGAAATATTAGAAGCTGTCTTAATTACAGAACGAGATATTGTTTCTGAAATTGAACTTCTCAATGTTATCTATGAAATAGAAATATATGAGCATTTAGAAAAGCCTTATATTACTGGATATTTGGCATTCGTAGATACTCATGCTATTATTGAAGAATTAGATATTCAAGGCATAGAAAAATTTCAATTAACATTTAAATCTACTAGGTCTGATTATATTATAAAAAAAGATTTTAGAATTACTGGTATTCAAAAGCAGATAAAAGGTAATGAAAAATTAGAATTAACAATATTAAATATTATAGAAGAACATGCTTATGTTTCTGAATGCTTAAACATTAATAGAGCTTATAATGGCTCACCTACTGATATTATATCTCAAATAGTAACTTCTGAATTAGATAAAAATTTAAATTCATCAATAGATATAGCTCAAGGAAATATTAGAGTTATTATACCAAATATGACTCCATTAGATGCTGCTATGTGGATTAAAAATAAAGCCACGAGTCCAGATGGATTACCCTTTTATTTGTATAGTGTTTTGGCCGAAAATTCTTTAAGATTTCATGATTTAGGGTCTTTACTAGTGAGACCTCCTATGAATCCTGGATTGCCTTATAGATATGCTCAAGCTTCAACTCAGTTACCGGGTGACCAAAAATATAGAATAATAGAAGCATATTCTTTTAAGAATCAAGAAAATATGCTTAAAATTGTAAATGATGGTTATGTTGGTTCAGAAAATATATACTATGACATAACAAAGGGAAGAGAAATAACTATAAATTATAATGCAAAAACAGATTTATTTGATATGCTCAGAGAAAGAGGGTATTTGTCTTCAAATCAAACTCGTTATAACTTTCCTCCAGATGCTGAAATAAGATCTGGCGAAAAAATAGGTGAACATGTAAATAGAAGACGGTGTTCAATTGTGGCATCTGATACTTATAGATTTGGAAAAACAATTGGTCAACAAACTTCAATTGGTGACTATAAAACTAAAATTATTGGAGATTCTGTTAAACCTTATTTAGATAAAAGCCATATTAAATTAAGAGTGCCTGGAAGAGATTTTATTACAGGTTCTGGAAATAGAAACGGAGAGCACCATTTAACTATAGGAAATATTATTAAAGTAAACTTTCAAAGTGCTAGACAAGATATAGAAACTTCAGCAGAAGATCTTAAAAAATCTGGAAATTATCTTATTTATGGAGCTCATCATACTTTTAAACTTAATAAAATAGAAACTGTATTATTATGCGTTAAGTTATCTCAATTAGTTAATAGAGAGGCTGCATAATGGCATATAAATCTTATTATGGAGATCACACTAGATGGTTTTTAGGAAGAGTTATATCTATTCAAGATCCTCTCCAATTAGGAAGAGTTAAAGTTAGAATACATGGAATCCATTCACCAGATATTGAAGATATTTCAGAATTTGATCTTCCATGGGCGCACGTTTCTATACCTGTTACAGAAGGCGGAACTTCAGGTTTAGGAACTAATGTTGGAATAAAAGAAAGCTCTCAAGTTTTTGGTATATTTTTAGATGGTGAAGAATCTCAAATTCCTTTTGTTTTAGGGTCTATTCCAAAAATAGAATCTGGATTATCTCAAGCAAATCAAGCTTGGGCCTCTAGATATTCTGATCAAGCTGCTAGATATGCAAATGATCCCTCACTTCAAGACTTAGATGGAACCACTAATGTTGAAAAAGCTTTTAATTATTTTTTATCTCCGGAAGGTGGAGAATTTTCGATAGAACAAACCTGCGGAATTATAGGAAATCTTTTAGTAGAATCTGGAAAAGGAACTCAAAGAGATATAGACCCTTTAGCTTTAAATAAGTCAGAAGGATCATTTGGAATTGCTCAATGGAATCCAGCTGCTGCAGCTGGTTATAGATTGGGTAAATTAAAAGAATGGTGTAATCTTAATACGTTAAACCATCAAGAACTTAGTCCTCAATTACAATTTATTAAATACGAATTATTTACTTATACTTATTTAGGTTTATCAAAATTAAGAAATACTGATAGCATAGAAGATGCTTCTTTAATATTTGAAAAATATTATGAAAGGCCAGCACCTGGAAGTTCTAATTCTAGAATTAATTATGCAATTGAAGTTTTTGAAAAAATGACAGCCCAAGACGAAAGAATTATTCTTAATACAACAACTACGGTGGTATAATGGCAATTACTGAAAAAGCGTTTAATACGAATTATATTAATTTATCGCAAACTCCTTTATCTATTAATAAAGTAGAAGTAAGATTAAATGAAAATGATACTTACTTTCAAACTGATATTGCTTATAGCGTTGGTGGAACAGTAATAGAATTAAATAGATCTGTAGCAGAATTAAAAGTTACTTATACTAAAAAGGATGCTGAGTTTGAAAGCAAAACTTCAAAAAATAAAATTAATGAGCAATTAAAATTTTATCAAGCAGCATTAGATAAACCAGGACTTTTAGATAACGCTAATGAAGCTAAAGTTAAAAACGTTTCGGTTAATGGTTCTAAACAAGTTGTAGTAGGGGAGATAGCCGGAGGATTTGAAGCTATTAATAGAAGTTATGAATCTAACGTAACAATTACAGAAAAACCAATAATAGCAGAAATGACGTCAGATGTTCCTGAATCAAAAACTACTGAAACTTCTACTCATAAAACAAGTATAGCAACTTTAACTGGCTTAACTGTTACTGATGGATTTACACACGAAGTAATAACGGTAAATAACCCAAAGGGAATTGATAATATATTAAATAGTATTTTAAATACAAAGGAAGCTAGAAGAGTAACTGCTTTAAAAGAAGTATCGCCTGTTTCAGATGAAGTTGAAACAGCTATTAGAGAAAATATACCTCAATTAGTGACTACAAAATCTGCAGAAGTGGCAGAAAAATCTATTACTCAATTAGGAAATCCACCAGGAAGTTCTACTTCTAAATTTGGTGCTTTAGGTCAACCATTTGCAAATCATTTAGCAGCTCATATGGCCTCTATTACTGGTTCAAAGCAAGCACAAAGTTTTGGAGATGTTGTAAGTTCTTTAGGAGATGGAGTTTCAGTTCCTTCTGGGTCAATAGTTCCAGAAAATTTGGTAGACGACGATGGAAGTACTAACTTAGCTAAAACTGTAGATCCAGGTAAAGATACTAATAAAAATATTACTACTACACGTGAAACTTATAATATGGGTGCTTCTGGTAACCTTTGGAGAGGTGCTAATACTATTACAAGTGGAGTAGGAACTTATAAATTTGAATTAGTTCATACAGCAGAAGAACTAGAAACAGAACTTTCTAATTGTTCTAGAAAATTAACTACTGGTGTTGTTCATTGGTCTAAAACATTTAACAATGAATCTGCAACGGCGGCTCAAATACATGAACTCCATATTGCAAGACAAACTGCTTCAAAAGGTGGAGGGGAAACAGGATTAACTGCTTTAAGAAATGCTGGGACCGAAGGCGGTATTAGTTGGCATTATTGTGTATTAAGAGATGGAAGTCTTCAAAGAGGAAGACCAATAAATGTTGATTCTGATACTTCATGTGGATATATATTACATACTATTCATATAGGATTTATAGCCGGTTATAATGCTTCTTTAGGTGTTACTAATCCAGATATATATTTAGATTCGGCTTCTATTACTTCTCAACAATGGAAAACTTTTGATTGGTTTTGTAAAGCATTTTATAAAGCTCTTCCAGGTGGAGAAATGTTAAGTCATAGAGATATTGATAAATCTTCTACTTGCCCAGGTTTTGATGTCCCTTTATATGTTGCAGGAAAATTTAATAAGACAACCATATATAGTGAAGATTTATTAGCTTCAGATCAAACAGATGCTTTTTCTCCTGAAGAGCTTGCTAATTTTATTCCTAATGAAGTGGCAGAAAGCACTTTTATATTAGAAACAGCTTCAGATAGGGCAGTTGCTAATACCACAGCAGAAACTTTTGACGGGGCAGCGGCCATAGCAGATTGGATAGAATTTAGACCTAGATTATTCGCGGCAATAAGAGAAGTTAGAAAAAGAGAAGAAGAACTTTTGCAATTAAGTGAATCCACTGCCACTGATGAAGAATTAGCAAGAAGACAATTAATTGCAGTAGAACTAAAAACAAAAATAGAAACTTTAAGAAAAAATTTAGTTAATAATGGATATGTTTTAAACGCTTCCACTGATGTTTGGTCAAAAACGACTGATGTATAAAGGATAAGACATGAGTACAGACGATAATGATAAACTAACTTTAACAGAACTTGGATCTGGATATAGAACAATTATTAATAAAACTGGAGGATATGATGACCCTACAGGAGTTTATCCAGATAGACTATATGTCAATACTTCAAGTACTAATTTTGCAGCTAGAGGTCTAAAGAAAAATAAATTATATTTAGGTGGTGGAGATAATAATATAAATTTAGAACTTGAAGAAGGAGTTACTTCTCAATACCCATTAAATCAAGTTAGAGAAACTGTAAGTGGACATGTTCAGGAAATAGATGATACTCCCGGTAATGAAAGAATGTTATTTAAACATAAGACTGGAGCCGGTGTAGAAATGAGAGCAGATGGCTCTGTATGTATTAGTGCAAGAAATAATTCAATAAACATTACTGGCGGAGATCAAAAAATAATAATTGAAGGTGATGCTCAAATTTCCTATAATGGTAATGTTGATATGGATATTTCTGGAGATTATAATGTAAGAGTAGGTGGAGATTATACTGTACAAACTCAAGGAAATAGATTTGATGGCACTAGAGGCTGGAGCGCAGAAGAAGTTTCTAAAGATAAATTTAAAACTTTTCATCAAAATTCTACAGAATATGTAATGGGCTCAACTTCAGAAGTTAAATATGGACCTCATCGCAAATATATAAGAGGAAATTATAAAGAAGTAGTAGAAGGTAATATTGAAAGATATAATAGTGGAACCTTAATAATGACAGCCGAAGGATCTATTGCAATTAGTACTCCAATTTATACTTTAGCTGCGCCAAAATTAAGTATGCTGGGAAATGGAACTATAGGTGGTGACAATATGATTTATTATGCTAAAAATTATTATGGAACTTCTGCAACTTTTACAGCTGGCGTTACTGCCCCTACATTCCATGGAGATTTAAAAGGTAATGCTCAAAACACATATGCACAGGGATATGCAGAAGGAGCAACGTCAGGTGGTGGATCTATTACAGATACAGCTACAGATGCAACTGCGACTGTAACAGTAACTACTGCAATAATTGCTGACCATATTGCTAATTCTTCTTTAGCAGTTAAAAAAGTTAAAGTAGATCCTAATGATAACCTTAAAAATTCTATTACTAAGGAAATTAAAAACGGAGGACTTTTTATTGGTGACCTTTCTATAAATGAAATTAGGTCTAAAATGAGAGATCCTAATAATTCTAATAATGAAGCTTTTATAGGTCAAATGATAGCAGAAGGAAAACTAAATCCTGAATTTATTATTGATAGACCACCGGCAATAGGAAGAATTGAAAGCAAAGACCCCACAGCCAGAAGAGGTAAAATTAGATTAGGAAGTTCTGATGGACAACAAGCTAGATTTGTTCCTATAGGTTTTACTGGCCAAATAGATTTAGTTCCGGATCCTAAATTTAATCCTGATTTTCAAAAAAATATTACTAATAAGACTAAACTATTTCCTGGAATTAGTATTGCTAAATTTACCGGAGCTTTTGGAGATTCTGTAACTTTAGATCATCTCAGCTCAGACGAAAAAAGAGCATTAGCAAGACAATTATATTTACAAGCTCAAGCAATGAATATGATTGATAGAAATGAAGGAGTTTTTACTAATCAAAGGCTAGTTGTTTCAGAAGGTCTATATAAAGCAGCAGCTAATGAAGTATTAGATCTTAATAGTGTTAATTTTAAAAAATCAAAGGGATATGCAGTAGTATATCAATTAAAAGATAACGAAGGACTTACTCCACTTGATAAAACATATGACTTAGCTACTTATTGGAAAGATAATTTAAAATTTGATAAACTTATATTAGATTACGATACTTATAATCCAGACGGAACAATAAGTGCTCAAGTAATACTCATAATGCCTGAATTAATACCTTCATGGAGAGCTACATTTAAAAATCAATTAGAAACTAGATTCAATAATTATGTGCAAACAACTAATGAATTAGTTGAAATTAAAGCAAAAGCTGAAGAAACAGTAAGTTTACGGTAATAAATAGAGCTAAAGGAAATAAAAATG